ATCCTTGTCTATTTCACACTTCGCAAGTTGTTGTCTATTCCATAATGCGCCAGATGCTTCATCAAGTATTTCTGCATATAGTTCTTGTCTACCTAACCTTGTTCCCTCATAAGTCTTCTTTACTGCGTCTAAGAAGGTATCTGCTAGATTGGCTGCATTATCATAGGTACTCCCCTTGCTAATGGTAGTCTTATCATCGTCTAGTATTGTTCGTATCAGTTTGGTCGTCTTAGGTGTCGTCGTTACAAAGACTTGAGGACGCTTACCTAAACGTAGACCAAACTGAAGCATGTCCCAAGTCTCTTGGGCATTTCTCCATGCACAGAGTTCGTCAGTCCATGCACTATATGCTTGCGGTCCCCTTAATCGTTCTGGGTCTTCCGCTGAGAAGAAGACTGCTTTTGAGCCATTCTCCCATGTAAGAGTATTGTTCGTGGGGGACCATACAGGGAAACCAATAGGTTTGCCACGGTATGTCTTGTCACCCTTCCAACAGACATTGAGTAAACCTGAGTCACCCTCAACCATAACCCTGCGAACATCACCCTTAGTAGGTGCAACACAGTGGACAATCTTATCGCCCTTCTTGATCCTGTGTCTGACCCATTCGGCACCAGCACGGGTTTTACCCCAGCCACGACCAGCAAGTGCAACCCAAACATTCCATATACCCTCTGGCTCTAACTGTTCAGGTCTAGCCCAAAATTCCCAGTTGTGTTGTAACTCTTCAGTCTTCTTGGGACCTAGCTCTTGGAGTATCTCAGCTACTTCTAAGTCGGGTAACTCCCTCAGAGTCTGTGCTGTTATCACTGTTCCTGTTCTTTCCTAACAAGGTCATAAGACTATCAATGGCACTCTCATCAGTGTCGGGGTCTTCTGTGCCTTCTACTTCAACATTAGTTTGTGTAGGTGACCAACCACCCTTACTACGTAGGAATAATTCAGCAGCCTTAAAGTCACCGTCTAGTGCCTGTTGTATAACGACAGAACCAACTTGACCTACAATGTCTGCTCTCTCAGCGGCTATGTCCTCACCGTACAACTTATAGAAAGTAGCAGTACTTGAAGGTGCCTGTTGATACTTCTGTATGGATGCAAGAATATCCCTGACAGCGACACCATTACGGATGCCCTTACGAACAGCTTTAGCTATGTTCTCACTATATTGAAAACCACTCATGGTGAACCTTGATTACGACAAATAAAATTAGGGGGGATGGGGATACTATAGTATATACTATAGTTTTAATATATAGTATATAAACTGGTTAGTATTTATACTTAAGTGGAAACTATAGTATGTAACCTCTTACTATTATATAGTAACTTTTTTTTGGCTTTGTCAACCCTTGTGTCGAAACTATTTTATAAGCTTTTGTTTTCTAATGAATCTTTTTTGGTTGACCAAAGTAAATTTTTTATGTTGTAGATGTAGGTGGAAACGGGTCGGTGGAAAAATCCCTGTGGAAATTCTGGAGGGTCCCAAAGTGTTGCATAAATGTCACACTTTTGTCTAACTTTGAATAAAACTAGGGAAAAACAAAAATAAATCTTGACACTCGGAGGGCGAGGGGCCAGCCAATTTCACATAGTCAACCCATTGTTACAACATAACATAACACCCGTTCAATCCTATCTTATCCCTTTGTAAACTATGGAAAAAGGACGGGGCCTAAGCCCCGCCAGTTTGAGCCAACACAAGCCCTTAAACATTAACAGCATTAACACAAGTAACATGGTAAGCAGAAACAGCGGAACCAGTGTCCAGTTTTCTATTTGCCTTATTGCCAGCAACATATTTACACCAGCTATTCCACCAGTAAGCCGTGCCCTTCTCTTGCGTCATGGCAACATAAGCTTGAACCTTGCGCCTTGCTGTCTCTGGTTTAACCTTGCCCAGCTTCACGTGCTTTGCTTCTAGCCCTAAGCGTACAAGGTTATGACTGTCGATACACGCCACGTTGAAGCCTAATTGTTGAGCAACAAAAGCGGCTTTGACCATACCTAAATTGGGAATAGGTAGGAAAAGCTCTATTGCAGCAACTGCTGCCGCTTGTGAGCGGGTGCCAAGTGTTTCTTTGATGTGGTTTACTTTGCCCCATAGATAGGCGTCATGGCTCTTTGTGTATTGATAGCCCTTGCCCTTTTGACCCCACATAAAGCGGCTTGAAGCGCCATGTTTGTTCACATCTATTATCTGATCCAAGCATGTAGATAGGCCAGCTTGAATTGTGCAGAGCGTGAATGTGACAACGGGTAAAACCGATTGCTTGGCTTCACATATGTCAATTATCTGGTTTACGTGTTTTCTATACATTTCTTTGGTTCCTTGTGTTGGTGTGTTAGGCGGCTCTATGGCCGCCCTTGTTATCTTAGGCTCTGCTGCTGCGAAAGACAAACAAGTCTTTTGCTTTTGCCGCTTTTGGTGCGTGGTTCCGAAAGCCCCGTCCAAGCCCTTGAATTTCGCCTTGTCTGATTGCCGCTTGAACGATATACTTTGCTTGATCGCCATTTTGGCCTAACATCTGAGCAAGCTTTGCGGGTGAAATTGTGCCATGCGTTGCGATAAGGGCGGCTTTGAATTGTGAATTTGTCATTTGATTTATCCTTTTCTTGTGTTGGTTTAGTTTGTTGCTAGTCGTTTGATTTTGTCCATGATGTCACTTTTCATATCAAAGCAATCATCTAGGGTTATGCCGTTCTTATTTGGCTCTCCGTCATCATCCAAGATATCTTGGAAAATCATATCCCAAGTCGCATATCTGCGAACCAAGTTATCAATGTTATCAAGTTTCTCTTGTGTTGCGTTTGGTGTTGCTGGCTCGCCTTTTTGATAGTCGACTAACTCTTGCATGGTTGGCATTGAATGTTTGATTGTGTTGTTTCCTTTTTTGTTATCGTTTCGATGTAACTCTTATCCGACATTCTGGATCAGATGTAAACCCCAAAAATGAAAAAAATGCAAAAAAAGTGAATAAATCTTACAAGCCATTGATTTTAAATGATTTTATCGTGATCTGGGCGGGAGCCATGCAAAAAATGCATAGCAGGTATGCAAAAATAATTCTTGCGCTGGTCCGTGGTTCTGATATGCTGGTCGTAGAGGGTGAAAAGCCCCACATTGCCAACACACCCAAGGGCCAGATTTTTTAAATCGCAGTCGCAAAAGGTGGAAGGATGCGCAATCGAAATTGTGTTGCATAAATGTCACACTATCCTTTTGAGATATACCAAAAAGTCCTTGACTATACTTTCGGGTAGGCAATCGGGGCAAAATAGTTCTTGACTATACGAAAGGATATAAAATGGCGCATAATAGTGCTTGACAATACTAAAGGATATAAAATGACTCGGAATAGTTCTTGACTATACTTTCGGATATAAAACCTATACTTTCGGATTGTCAAGAAATCATTGGGATATCTCATATGGGTAGTGTTGCAAAAATGTCACAGTTGCATAAAAGTCACAGTTGCAAAAATGTCACTGTAATAAAAATGTCACAGTTGCATAAAAGTCACATATTCACAAATTCGCATATTCATATATCTATATATTCAGATATTAGAATGTATGGTAAAAAAGTCACAAGAACCACAAAATACCCCCACAGTGGAAATAAGTACCCCTACAGTGGAAATTAGGGGTTGACCCCCACAGTGGAAATATGGGATAAGACCCCTACAGTGGAAATAAGGACCCCTACAGTGGAAATATGGAGAAATAAAATGAGTAGAGTAAACGACATGACTATAGAGATGAGAGAAAGGTCAGGTGGACCATTTGACTGTGGCGTGAGAACATACTACTATGGACGCAACGAAAACCCACATTGCTACAGAGGTGGCTGCAACATGAAAGGTCAGTACACAGAAGAACTGACACAACAGGAAATCAAAGAGTTCCACGCTGGTTGGGACGATGCACAAGAGATGGGATTCAGAAAGGAGTACGACTAATGACTGTATATAATGAACATGGGTGGGCCATTGGTGTTAAACGTAAATGGGAGATTGAAGATGTTGTGCAAGAGTACGACTCTAATCTTAACATCACCCTGACCCAACTTGCCAAAAAGTCTGGTTGGGATTACCATGATCTTATTGATCTTTTAATGACGGAGCAATAAAATGTACTATGTAGAGGTTGTATTAAAATATAGAGTTGAAGAGAAAGAAGTAGCACACGAAACTTTTTGGGTTAAGGAAGCAGTTGATGGATACCTGCTAGACACAGAAGAAGTAGTATCAGTAAGCAAACCAATAGTGATAAACGAGGGATAAAAATGGAACCGACAGTAACACGTATATCAGACAAGCGGCCTACACTACAGGAAGCACAAGCTATCGTAGGAGGGCTGATTGAATTTGCATTTGACAATGGCTCTATGCAAGTGATAGTAAATGAAGAGGGCTTACTTATGAACATGCCCATAAACGTAGAAGCTAGTTACTTGGTTGGTCACCCTGTTGTGGGTCCAGCCTTGGTACTGACTGACAAAGCAATGATGGATTAAAGGAGAAACTAATGAACACCCTGCCAATGGAAATAGAATCACACCTTATGGACTTAGGTATTCTTATGCCTAGTTCTATGGAACAGCTAGAGGCCACATGCGGTCAGTACAACGAAGAGTACTTCACCGCAGTATTCTCTAAGGGTTACTTCAATGACCCCCGTGATAGAAATGGAGAGGTTCCTTACTAATGGATTATATACTGTTTAAAGATGGACAAGAATTTGAGGTGTTTGACAACATGGAGGATGCTATAGAAGAGGCTACCCGCTGTTTCGATGATGATTTAGCAGAGGTGTACTCATACTTAGGTGACAAGGAGATAGAGAGGGTTTACTAATGAAACGGAAGCCTAACCCTATGGCTAAAGATTTAAGGCAACCTAAATACAAATTAAGGGTTGTACCTGACAAGAAAAAGCCTATATTAAGCAGGAAACGTAAACATAAGGAGAAACCCCACGATGGGAATTAATGTAACATACAAAGGCCACATGGGTAATGACCTGACTGTAGTTAATGCAGCCCGTGTGAGCTTTGGTAAAGAGAGTGAATGGGACTACGAAGAGTCAGATGCCTATAGCTTCAAGCAGCATATGAAAGCTAAGGATAGAAAGTTGATCCAATATCTAGCTAAACACAAGCACATCAGCCCTTTCGGGCATTGCTTTGCCAGCTTTCACATCAAGGCACCAGTCTTTGTCGCTAGACAGTTGGTCAAGCATAAGTTTCTACGTTGGAATGAGATTAGTCGTAGGTATGTAGACACCTTACCTGAGTTCTATGAACCTGAGTGGAGAGAAAGAGCTAAGGATAAGAAGCAGGGATCAGGGGGGTCAGTAGAAATTAGCCTAGACTCTGAGATGTTGTTTTATGCTACTATGCGTAATGCTTTGACAACTTATGACGGGTTACTAGAAGATGGTGTATGCCCAGAGCAAGCACGTATGGTACTGCCACAGTCTATGATGACTGAGTGGTACTGGTCAGGTAGCTTGGATGCATTTGCTGACATGTGTAACCTACGTTGCAAATCTGATACACAAGCTGAGACAAGGTTTGTGGCTGATGCTATCTCTGAGGAGATGGAGAAACTATTCCCTGTGTCATGGGAAGCACTGACTAAGGAAATAACGTGACCATAGGGGAGTTTATACCCTACATCATAGCCCAATCTGTCGTTCTAGGCAGTATAGCGTTTATACCGTGTTGGGTAATATTCTTAATAATAATGCAGATAAGGAAAAGTAATGCAAGGAAACATAAAAGGCGCAATTAAGGCATCAGCTATTGTAGCTTTACTGATAGCTTTACCGCCAGTACTAATAGCTATGACGTATGACGAATACCCAAAGTACTGTAAACTGTCGATATTATTGCCATGTATAGGAGTAGAGAAATGATGTTAGCAAACATAACACTTAAAAATAACGAAGGTAAACGAGTAGCCTACCTGACTATAGATTCATCTGGGTATTATGATTTTACTTGTGAAGGTTTTGTAGAAAATGCTTGGTCTATGGCAGATCAAATGGCTGCAAATTTATCAGCGGATCAAGGGTATCTAATTGACATGAATGTACAGTTAGATTTAAGAGATTTGGGATGAATAAGCGCATACCTATGAAGGGCGGTGATGAATATGATGCCCTAAGTAAATCACGTAAGTTCCTACGATGGAAAGCAGGACAGGTAAAGAAGATCAAAAGGGCTTACAATAAAAGATTCCGTAAATACAGTAGGAGAGTAAACTATGAAGAATGACATAATAAAAGTAACAGATATAGAAGAGCATGAAGATGGTAGTGCCACATTACAAGTAGAGTGTGACCCTGAGACCTTTATGGCTATCTTTGATGTAGGCTTTGTAACATTAATTAAGGCTGGATTAGAGAAGGAGAAAGAAGAAGATGGGTAGGTATGTAGTGGAAATAGAGGTTGAGAAGGGGGAATACACTTTCGTGAGGAAGGAGAACCCTTGGACATATGACACTGAAGTCTTGGTCTTTACTGACCGTGAGGAAGCTGAGAAAGAGGCTAAAAGGTGGAATACTGGTAGAGTAGTGGAGTATCTGTAATGTTATTTTATACTGTCCTTGTGTTGAGCTATACGATTGGTGGTGACTACCTACAAGCTAAGGTAATCTTCCCTAGTGCTAGGGCCTGTGGAGACGCTCTACCAGCCTATTACGAGCCTGTGTATGCCCTAGATAGGAATGCCATAGGTCAATGCCTAAAGACTGAGGTTATATCAGCCTCTATAAAACCTAAAAGGAAACCACTATGAATGACCAAGAGATAGCCCATAAGCTGGCAAGTAAATACAATTCAGATGACTACGATGATTTATTCCAAGAGGCTATGGTAATTATACTAGAAGCACGTTTAAGAGGTGTAGAGGACCCTCAAGACCTGTACAGCGTAGGTAAGTACAAACTTAATCTGCACTACAATTATCAGGATCGACTTGTACCTATTCCTAAAAGATCTGGCTCAAAAAACTTAAAGGTATCTACCTCATCAGATGCAGAGATATTTGAGTACACTATGACAACCCCTGACCACTCAGAGGAATATGAACGACAGGACGTATTAAGGTACATGATGAAGAATGTTGCAAAATTGTCACAGTCGGATCAACTACTACTCAATGACATCTACTTTAAAGAGATGACACTAAAGCAAATAGGCGAAAAACACGGTATCAGCAAACAAGCGTTGCATAAAAAGCACAGTAGAATATTAAAAACACTGTCTAAAGTTGACGATAAGTAAAAAAAAGTCACTATATACTATAGTAAAACTAAAGGAGAAAGTATTGTCTAATATATCACATCAACCTTGTCCGTTTGTAGATTGTGGATCGTCGGATGCTTTCAAGTGGTGGGGTGACGATGGAAATGGTTACTGTCACTCCTGTGGTGGTAACTACCCAAAGGACAATGGGCAACTATTTAGCTGGGCAAAGGAGAGATACCCTACAATGGAAAAAGATGGTTTTGATAGTTTAAGGTCTATGGTGTCGTCCCCTAAGCAACCAATGTCGGAGAAGTCTTACAAGGCAATGCGAGGCATTACTGCAAAGACTATGGAAGAGTTTGGGGTTGTGTCAGATGATTTCACACAAGAGTACACATACCCCTCTGGTGGGAAAAAGGTACGCATGATTGCAGATAAGAAGTTCTACACCAAAGATAATTTCAAAGGTGATGAACTGTTTGGCATGAACCTGTTTCCTGCTGGTTGCTCTAAGTTTGTCACAATCACTGAGGGAGAGTTAGACGCTATGTCGGCTCACCAGATGCTTAAGAGCCAGTATACTAATCCTGTTGTGTCTCTACCCTCTGCTACCCCATCGAAGAAATTATGGGAGAACTGCAAAGAG